ATGAGTTCATCTCAGCTAAGAAAGATTTCTGGCTGCATGACAATGCTCACCGGCAGCAATCCAACAACAGCCTGATGTTCTGGAACAAGCCCACCAAGTGGGAGTTGTCCTACATCTTTGACCGTATGGTCGAGGCTGGTGGTTCTGAGCCGGGGTTCATCAACGCTGAAGCAGCTAAGAAACGTGCTCCACACTTCAAAGGAGTTAACCCGTGCGCGGAAATCTTGTTAGGAAATAAGAGTTTCTGCAACCTAGTAGAAATTGATTGGGGTAAATACCTCAACGACTTCCAAGGATTGAACAAGGCTGTATACCTAGCAGCCCGTGCAAACTACCGGCAGACTTGTGTGAACTTGGATGATGGTATCTTGCAGCGTTCATGGCATGAGTTGAATGAGTTCCTGCGTCTCTGCGGTGTAGGTGCTACAGGTATCGTGAAGTTCTTGGACCACAACAAGCACAAGAACATCCCATCGATGCTACAACAGCTGCGCGCTTCTGCACGAAATGGCGCAAATGATATTGCTGATGAACTAGGTCTACCTCGACCAAAGCTGGTAAGCACAGTCAAGCCAAGTGGAACCCTGAGTAAAATCATGTCCACTACAGAGGGGGTACACAAGCCTCTCGGTAAGTATCTCTTTAACAATGTCACCTTCTCTAAGCATGATCCAATTGTACCAATCATGACCGCAGCGGGTTACACTGTAATTGAGAAACCATTCGAACCTGACAGTGTGTTGGTTACCTTCCCGGTTGCCTACGATGATGTGGAGTTCGAAGAGGTTGATGGTAAGTTTGTAAACCTAGAGACAGCTGTAGAACAGCTAGACCGCTACAAGCTTATGATGGACAACTATGTAGACCATAACTGTTCTGTCACTATCAGCTATGACCCAACAGAAATCCCCTCAATCATCGAGTGGATCCTGACCAACTGGGATAGTTATGTGGGTGTATCCTTCATCTACCGTAACGACCCAACAAAGACCGCAGCGGACTTGGGCTATGCCTACCTGCCGCAAGAGGTCGTAACTAAGGAGACTTACGATGAGTATGTCTCAAAGCTTGCAGAAGTAGACATCGAGAATGCCAACTCCTTCGATGAGTTGACTGACGATGAATGTGCAACAGGGGCCTGCCCCATCCGTTAAGGTAAAATAATGCGAAAGAAATCCACTTACAAACGTAAGCAGGAGGAAGTTGAGGTTGTGCGCGGTCCCCGTGTGCAGCCTCTTCTTGCAATGAACCCTGCCCAACAAAACTACATGGACTGTATTGCTCGGTTCCCTCAGACATTCGTCACAGGACCGGCAGGTACAGGCAAGACCTACATAGCAGCTGCTATAGCTGCGGATATGTTCAACGCCCATAAGATACATAAGATCATCCTGACCAGACCCAATATACCGGCAGGTAAATCTCTAGGCTTCTTTGCGGGGACCATCGAGGAGAAGATTGCTCCTTGGGTTATTCCGCTCACTGAGGTCTTAGAGGCTCGGCTTGGTAAGGGTAGGTTTGAAGTAGCTCGAAAACGGAACGACATTGAGATTGTCCCATTCGAGGTTATGCGTGGCCGATCTTTCAACAATGCTTTCGTCATTCTCGATGAAGCACAGAACTTAACACCACATGAAATGAAGATGTTCCTGACCCGTATCGGTGAGGACAGTAAGGTTATCGTGAATGGGGATATTTCCCAACATGACCTTCAGGGAGCTAGCGGTCTAAAGACTGCTATCGACCTTATGTATAAACACAACATCCCCGCAGCACACTGTAACTTCACTCATGAAGATGTGGTTCGCTCAGGTATTTGTGCCATGTGGACAAAGGCCTTTGATTAGGTTGCACTATAGAGGATTACCCAATGTTTCCTTACATATCTAAAGAACTACTAGATGAACTCAATTCCCGTTTCCCTGTTCAAGCACCACAATATCTTGAACAGCATGATATCCTCATGTGGCGAGGTGGTCAGCGTTCAGTCGTAGACTTCATACAAACAATTTACGAAGAACAAGAAGCTTCAAAACTAGGAGAATAATTATGTGCTTTGGCGGAACACCAACACCCCCACCCGCACCGGCCCCGGCCCCACCACCCGCAGCTGGCGCTGCACCGAACCCAGTCATGACCAATATGTATGACCCAAGTTCACCAGAGAGTGGTAACGCAGCCGAACTAGGTGCAGCGGCAAATGCTGCAAGTGGCACATCACAACTTAAAGTAGACTTGGACCCAACCATTAAGAATATGGGTACTGGTACTGGTCTTCAGATTAGTGAGTAATACATGAGCATGGGAACCGCAGAAGCGCGGTATCACCAACTCGAACAGACCCGTCAATCTTATTTAGACCGAGCTAGAGATTGTTCTGAGCTAACTATTCCCTCCCTAATTCCACAGGATGTCCATAACGAAACGAGTGACTTGTATACTCCTTTCCAAGGCATTGGTGCGCGAGGTGTGAATAACTTAGCATCTAAACTTTCTATAGCTCTCATGCCTCCTAACTCCCCATTCTTCCGCTTCATGGTTGAGCCATACACTCTCAAAGAGATGGCACAGGATGAAGCCGCTCGGACATCTATCGAGCAACAGTTGGGTGAGTATGAACGGGCGGTAATGTCTGAGATTGAAACATCGGGTGATCGAGTTGCGATGCACGAAGCGTTGAAACATTTGATCGTAGGCGGGAATGTCTTGCTCCATGTAGGAGCTGAAAAGACCCGTGTAATTCATTTAGACAGTTATGTAGTCTCACGCGCCCCTAGTGGGGATGTATTAGAGATTGTAGTAGTGGAACACGTTTCACCTAACGCCCTAGATAAAGCTACAGCTGCTAATATCTCAGGTAAACTTGAGGGTGATGAGAAGACTGTAGAAGTCTACACACACATCGAGCGTAAGAACGAATTCTTCAATGTTTACCAAGAAGTCAAAGGGACAGTAGTCTCTGGCACTAAGGGTAAATATAAGAAAGATGCAGTCCCGTTCCTTCCCTTGCGGTTCTCCCGTATTGATGGTGAGGACTATGGTCGAGGCTTTGTAGAGGAACTTCTAGGAGACCTACGTTCTCTCGAAGGTTTATCTCAAGCTATCGTTGAAGGCGCAGCCGCAGCTGCCAAGGTTCTCTTCATGGTGAACCCTAATGGTACAACTCGTATGCGAACTATCGCCCAAGCTGAGAATACAGCAATCATTGAGGGGAACCGTACTGATGTATCTGTCTTGCAAATGGATAAGTTTAACGATTTCCGTGTGGCTTACCAAGCGATGCAGGGAATTGAAGAACGCCTATCACAGCAATTTATGCTTCAATCTTCTGTTCAACGTAACGGAGAGCGAGTTACAGCGGAAGAAATCCGATACCTCGCAGGAGAGCTAGAAGACACCCTATCAGGTATCTACTCGATCCTGTCACAGGAATTCCAGCTTCCGTATGTTAACCGTAAGATTGATGTTCTGACCAAAGCTAAGAAGCTACCAAAGCTGCCAGACAATGTAGTTAAACCAACCATTGTTACTGGTATGGAAGCACTGGGCCGCGGTCACGATCTACGCAAGCTTGATATGTTTATCCAAGGTATGACGCAGGCTCTAGGCCCAGAGGTTCTACAGCAATACGTCAACCTACAGGACTACATCAAACGTAGGGCCACTGCACTCGGTATTGAGACAGAAGGTCTTATTAAATCACAAGAACAAATCGCCCAAGAGCAACAACAGGCCATGCAGATGCAGATGATGCAACAGGCAGCGCCGGGTGTAATGCAAGAAGGGGCGAAACAATTAGGAAACTCTTATGTTGAAAGCCAAAGACAACAAGGCGGTGGCGAAGGACAAGGCTAAAGAAGCTGAACCTGAAAAGAAACCACTGGCTGCACCTGCAATTTCTAAAGGTGCGTCAAAAATTAAACGGATTGACCACTAAATATGGCAGAAACAATCACAATCACAGAAGACGAAACTGGCCCGGAAGCACCTGTTGCCGAGGATAACCAATCTGAACGTCCAGAATGGTTGCCAGAAAAGTTTAACTCACCAGAGGATTTAGCAAAGTCCTACAGTGAACTTGAGAAGAAACTCTCAGGAACGACAGACGAAGCCGCAGAGCCATCTGATACGGATGGAGAGCCGCAAGGTCAGTCAGAGCCTGTAAGCTTCCAGAAGTTCTCTGAGGAATTTGCTGGCTCTGGTGAGTTAAGCTCCGATAGTTTCGCTGAGTTAGAGGCAATGGGTTACCCCAGAGAAATGGTGGAAACCTACATCAACGGTATGAACGCTTCACAAACCGCAGACGCCGCAGAAGTTATGAGCGTAGTTGGCGGTGAAGAGGGATACAAAGAGTTAACCGAGTGGGCCAAAGGCTCTCTCGATACAAAAGAATTAGAACTCTACAACCAGATGGTTGGGACAAGTACAGATAATGCAAAGATGGCAGTCGAATGGCTGGTGTCTAAGCGGGAAGCATTGGAAGGCTCAGAGCCTAACTTACTTTCCGGCAAGGCATCTGCACCTGCCAAAGATGAGTTCCGCAGCACAGCGGAAGTTGTAGCTGCAATGAAAGACCCCCGATATGGCAAGGATTCCGCATACACCAAGGATGTGGAAGGTAAGCTAGGGCGGTCATCGGTATTTTAATGTACCATCTGGCGGGGTGTCAGGTATCAACTGCGCCCCGTCAATTCCTATGAGAGAACAACTAGCACACCTTCTTAGGTGGCTGAGACTATCGATAATGAACGACTAGGCCGGATGCGTCCGACAACCCTGACAAGTAATGAGCGACAGTCATTCTCAATCTAAAATATTTTTCCATAGGATAAGAAAATGACCAACGTAACTGCATCACGTTTGGGTGTTGTCAATAAGGCCACTCCAACTGATTTCGCATCAGAGAACAACCTGTTCCTGAAAGTCTTTGCTGGTGAGGTTCTCACAGCATTTGACGAAACTAACGTAATGAAAGACCTGCATGTCAGCCGCACAATCGCGTCTGGTAAGTCAGCCTCTTTCCCAGTCACTGGTAAAGCCAACGCCGCTTACCACACTGTAGGTACACCTTTGTTGGGTACACAGAAAATTGCTCACAACGAGATTGTCATCAACATCGATGACGTTCTGATTGCTGACACATTCATCGCTAACATCGATGAAGCCAAGAACCACTACGATGTGCGCGCTGAATACAGCCGCCTATTGGGTATGGCTTTGGCTAAAGAATTCGACACACGCACAATGCGCGTAGGTCTCTTGGGTGCGCGTTCAGCTGCAACCATCTCCGGCGGTAACGGCGGTACAACTTTGGTATCTGCTAACGCTGGCACTTCTGGCGCTGCAATGGCCGCTGCTATCTTTGACGCTGCGAAAGCAATGGACGAGAAAGACGTTCCAGAGAACGAGCGCGTAGCAATCGTATCTCCTGCACAGTATTACAACTTGGTCCAAGAGACCTCTGTAATCAACCGTGACTGGGGTGGAGCCGGTGTATACGCTGAAGGTACAGTTCTGAAAGTTGCTGGTATCGAGATTGTTAAATCTAACAACCTGCCAACAGCTAACGTAGCTGCCGTTGCTGGTGAGAACAACACCTACGCAGGTGACTTCTCCAACACAGTAGCTCTGGTTATGCAGAAGTCTGCTATCGGTACAGTTAAATTGATGGACCTCGCAGTAGAGCGTACATCTGGTGACTTCGAAGTCATGTACCAAGGTACACTCATGGCTGCTAAGTACGCAATGGGCCACGGTGTCCTGCGTCCTGAGTGCGCGGTAGAAATCGCCACTGCTTAATAATATTTCGGGCGGGTCCAACATTGGGCCTGCCCATTTTTTTCATATGAGGACAACATGACAAAACCAACGTCTATGACCGAGTTAGAAGCGGTTAACGTCCTGCTAACAACTATCGGTGAAAGTCCCGTTAACAC